CTAGTTCCATAATAGGGGCACGAGCATCATCTGCAATTCGTTTTAAGTTCTCAAATGCAGGTTCAAACTCAACAGTTTCATTAGAAAGAATTCTAATTCTGTTAGAAAGCATTTGAATACTGTCAGCAATCTCAACGAACTTACGCCCAGCGGTAGCTAGTAATGCACCACCGGACAATGCTCCGATAGCAGGAATCAAACCTCTCATCACACCTTGCAACCCGTATAGAGGGTCTTGCGAGCGTTTAGCAGCACGACCTAGTTCTTCAATCTCTCTACGTAATGCACGAGCTTGTTCGATTTGAGAACCTGATGCACCTAGACTTGTCAATCTAGTAACTACGTTACCAGTTACAGTACTTTGTCCTGCTCTCATTGCAGCAGCTTGTTCACGTAACTTACGGATTTCTCTGTCAATCGCTTCTTCACGTTTACGGTGAAGATGAATAACCTGATTCATCTGAGTAGCTTCAGCTTGACGAAGTTTAGCTTTCTCTGCTTCTGCTTTACGCCATGCTTCTACTTCTTTAGCAATAGCTTGCTCTCTACGTTTAGCTTGAGCTTGTAAGTTAGCTTCATGTTGAGCAGTTAATTGTTTTTGTCTTTCAATAGTAGCTTCTTGTTGCTTTTGAATAGCGATTGCTTCTTTAGCAACTCTATTTCTTTCTTCAGCTACTCTATTGGCTTCGTTTTGAGTACGGAATTCTTCTACAAGCTGACTAACGTATTGCTTTACGAAAGCCTGTCTTTGACCAAAACCTTTTCTCTCTGCTCCAAATAAACCTACAGCTTTTTGTTGAGCGAAGGCGTATCCACGACCAACTTCTTCAAGCTGAGTCTTTGTAAGATCACCGTACTTTTGAGCGAGTCTAAGACCTTTTTCAGTCTCTTCTCTCATCTTACGAATTTTAGCCAATGGGTCAGCAGCGCCATCAAAAGGGTTGACCTTACTAATCTTGTTCAGGTCAGCAACAACCTTAGCCATTGCTTTAAGTTCAGTAGTTGTAGCTCCTGCAACTTTCATTGCAGCAAGCATTGTAGACTGAGCTTTTGTGAATCCTTGCCCTAGAGAGATATTGCGGTTGTTAACTTCAATTAACTCACCACGTAAAATCTTCATAGCTGTTTCAGCTTTGAGGATAGACTTCTCTGCTTTAGTTAGTTCTCTATCTAATGCATTTAATGATTTATTGGCACGATCAACATCTTCCGTACCAACTTTAAGATTACCAACTTCAATATCCATTGACATATTACTTCTCCATTAGGATTATTCTTTTGGTTTATGGACTTGCATAAATCCACAAGCAAAAAGAAAGCCTCAATGAAGAGGCTTATTTTGTTTTCTTTGTTTGACTAGGTTTAGCTTCTTTTGTTTGTTCAGCTTGTTCTTTAGCAAAGAACTCCATTGCTACATCATCTAATTTTTCAATAGCAAATATCTCATAAGGTTCAAGATGCTCTTGAGTAAGTTCTATGTAATTCTTTATTTCCGAATAAGAAATAGGATTTACACCAAAACCAGATGAAGTTCTTCGGGAATGAAGTCTTAGAAATACATACCAAGCGTAATGAAAAATAGCAGGGAATTCAACCTGTTGTTCTAACTCTTTAGGTTTTATTCCCGTATTCTTCCAAACAACTGTTAGTTGATCCCTCAGAGTCTCGCCTTTTTTATTCTTTGATGAAAGACGAAACTCATGTTTAGCGTATTCTTCTAGCTGCTCTAACTCTTCATTTAGAAAAGAGAAAGGAGTTTTGTGATTGCTCCATCACTTGATCCCGAACCCAAGAGTGTTCAGCAAATACTGCTTCAGCTTTGTCTTCGCTGAACGGTACTTCTTTACCACCTTCTTCAAGACCACGCCAGCTAATTACTCGCACAACAGCAGACTTGATTGCAATGTCTTCAGCTTCTTCAATACCCATGTCGTAGGTCTTACCACGGCGTTTTGCTTGTTCTTCTTTTTGCTTAATCTCTTGGAATACTCGCTTACCGTAATTCTTAACAGTAGGTGACAGATCACCACGTACTTTGATAAACCAGCCAGTAGGTTCACCAGTAGGTAGAGTTACTTCAAACTCTGCACCAGATTCAGCTTGCTTAGTAGGGTTGACTTTTGATAGATCAAATGACATAATCGTTTCCTTTCAATTGGTTAATAAACAAGTAGCTTTTGTTATTTAATTTGCTACATATAAATATTATAACATGGAATTATTCAATTGTCAAGAGAATCAGATAAAAATAAAACCCTGCACCGTTAGATGCAGGGAATTATCTTCATTATCTAAGACTACAAGGTGACGACTCCTTGTAATCTTAAATTCTAATCAAGCCTGTGAGTCTTGGATAGCTACAGTAGTAGCAGGTAGACCACCAGTAGTAACGTCATTTAGCAAGGCTTGGAAAGACATGGAAGCTACTAGACCTAGTTCACCATCGTCAACAGTGTGAGAGTTTAGCTTGACTTTTGGTAGAGTGAAGCTAATGAACTGAGAGGTATCGGTGTTATCGGCAGCTAGTGCCATCACTAGCGAAACAGGAGTTTCATCATCGAAGTAATCACGGAACTGAGTATCCATGAAGTACACGCTCAAGTTACCAGTAGCAGTAATACGACCAGTGAAGATTTCGGCAATACTATTTGAACCTACAGCAGTAGCGTTTTCAGTAGCACGTTCGATAGTAAAATCAGCGGAAGTGATTAGAGCCACAGGAACACCATCTACAACCATCGCACCGTTAACAGCAGCAAAGATACCGTTAGAGTTCTGAGGGGTAGGAGAAGTGAAATACTGAGTAGTACCTTTTACTGCAAGGTCTTTACCTACGAAACCAACATCTACAGTAGTTAGACCAGTAGAAGGAAGTGAAACACTGATAGAGTTAACCTTCATACCAGTATATACTTCAGACTGTTGAATGTCAGCGAACCACTGTTCGATAGTATAAGACTGGTCTGTGTGACCAGATGCAGGTACGAATGTATACTTACCGGGAGCAGTAAAAGTTACTGATGTGGCAGTCGATTGAGCAACAGGAGCTACGCCGTTTAGAGGTAGTACAGTTAGGTTTGTAGCAGTGGCAGCAACAATAAGGAAGTTCTTGTTGTTGTCACCAGTAGCGGTAAAACCACTACCACGGATAACCATACCGGGTGCAAAACCGGAGGTAATCCAAGAACCAGTAGCACGTACAAATTGGAATACACCGCCTGTCACGGTGACAGTAATGCTAACAGCAGCACCAAGAGTAGGAGCTACGAAATCACGAGCTAGAAGGGATTCTACGAAAGGTGCGTAACTACCAGCAGATAGTTCGCCAGAAAGACTACCTTCGGCACTACGAACACCGTGACGGAAGTCAGCCATTTGACGATCAGTACGGATTTCGTTAGACTCAAAGGCGTCCTTAGTTAAGTTAAAATCAGCAGTTACTCGACGTAGTTGAGCAGCGCCAGTAGCACCAGCGGGAGTACCCCAAGCAGTTTCTTTCTTAAAACTAACAGTTTTAGCTGTGCCTCGTGCAATAGTTGCCATAATTATTTTCCTTTATAAAGAGAGTTTACATTTGCAAATGTTGAAGTTATTTAAGGAAACTTCAAATCCTTATGGGTTATTTACCTCCACCCAAGTATCAATCATTACTGGTACAACAAGTCTATCTTCAGTAACAACAGCACCTGATATTTGAGGGGTATTGATAATACTCACCCTAGCTGAACCTTCAATAAAAGCACTACCTTTTTTGAAAGTATTTCTGATTTGTTCAGCTACAGAAATTGCATTACCTGTTCCTTTGTTAAGTAGATCACACACAAAGACTTGGAACATAATTCTTTCTCTGTAGTAGTTACTTGCAACAAAAGGATCATTAGGAGTGTTGATAACAAACTGAGTATGTAGATATAGTTCGTTAGCAGGAGGTTTGAATGAATTAGCTTCCCAAGCAATCTTAGTCGTAGGGAAAGCAGAAGCTAGTGTTCGTTCTAGGACTTTTTTAGTGTCAGTAATCGGTGAAATCATGAGTAATTCCTTGCGTAAGCTGCTAACAAGTCAGAGCGATAAGTAGCTAAAACTTGTTGCATGGTTGGTTTAACAATACCATCTGGAGCAGAAGGAATAACACCTGATTCTAAGAACTTGTAAGCCGGACCTTTAGCTGCAATGTAGAATGTATCACCTAACTGAAAGTTAGCCATGAAACTAGCTCTCAACATTGAAATCATAGTTTCGTATGAATTTACATCAGGACTAAAAGTTGGTACTTTTGTTTCTGAGTATCTCCATGCTCCAGCATGAAAACCTGCTTGCATATTGATACCATAAGAAGCTAAACGATTAGCATAAAGTCTTGCATAGCTTGCAGCGTTTCTACTAGCACCGGGGTTAAGACCAGCAGCAATTTTGTCATCATCACCAACAGGTGTATTATCACTTGCAGCGTCTGCAACATTCATTGCTAAAGCAAAAGCCATTCCTTTTAATTTTCTTACTGCATTTTTTCTAAAAGGAGGCATTTCGAGTTTGACTACCTTCCTCTGCACCTTACTTATTGCGTTACCTAATGCTGCAAGTTTAAGATCAGCTTCTCGCATCTGAGATGTATCAATTCTGAAACTTATTCTTGACAGTGGTACTCTCATCCCTTGACTCCCACGAGCTTGTAAAGCACGATCTGTGATCTAGCAGCAAACTCTTGTTGGCTTTCAATTTGATATTGATCTGTCCCTAATTTAATGTAATCATTAACACTAGGAGTAAAAGGTAAATTGTTATTAGCTATATAAAAAATAGCTGAATCTTTACCAATTAGATTAGGAAAGTTATACTGATTAGCTAGTAAGTGCTTTTTGTATGTGACAATAGGGTATTCGGTTTCGGTGTTCACGGTAGTGCCTGTTTCAATATTATAAGTACCTTGATTAACAACTACGTATGTTGCTTGGACACCGTTGAGGTTAATGAGCTTAATTGTAGATTGTAAAAACTCATTCATTTATTCACCTCTAGTATTTATTAAATCCTATCTTCACTCGGACTAATGAAGATATTATTGTCAGGATTATTGTTGTTATTTTCCATATCTGAAACAGAAATACCACCTGCGTAGATACCTGCGTTTTGTAGGACAGCGTTCAGGTCTGGATTTCGCAGATATAGTTTAAGAGCTTGAATGTAGTTTGTGGCAGCTTGTTGACCACGAATCTCAAATATATCTACTCTTTCTGTTACTCTCATAGAGAGTTTGAAAAGAATGGTTTTAGCTGCATCTACTGCTGCTCTACGAACAGAGAAATTGTTTTTCTCAAAGAAATACTCGTATTCTTCGTCAGCTAGAATAGGTAAAGAAGGGTCAATGTCACCAACTTCTAATCTAATTTTTTGTATATCAGTCAATGCCATTATTTTACCCTTTCACTAACTTCCTCGTTGAGCAGCAGTTTATGAAGTCTATTTACTTCTTCAGTCAATGCCATGACTTCACGATGTAGTCTATTATTTTCTACAGTCAAGTCGTTGAGTTGGTTATTTAACTTAACAACTTCTAATTGAAATTTACTTAACTCTGTCGTTAGTTTTGTATTCTGGTCTGAAAGTCTTGCTAATTCGGTATGCATAATACCAATTACTGAGTTTTCAACAGAACCTTCTTTCCACGCTTTTAAGACTTTTTGTAATCCGAAAGCAATACCTAAAATACCAACAACTAAGGCAGCAACCATAGGGGGGAGGTTAGATGTATCAGCTACTTGTGTATAATCAATCATTTATTCCTCTACTTTCAAGTCTTATCATTTATTTTTGAGACAAAAATCCAAGCCTCTAGCATAACAAATAAAACCATCAGTAATTCAGTTGGACTAACAGGTGTCTTATCATAAAGTACAAAACTTGAAAATACAGAAGACCATAAAAGCAGACCTAGAAAACTGTTTGCGAAGCATAGCTTTTTGCAGCAACTAATTGTTACTGAAACAAATTTCAAGACACCATAAACACCGAATAACAACACCCACCAATACTGAGGTAAAAAGTTAAGCATTGCATAATGATTATTAGTAGGTTCCCCAAATAGAAAACCGAAACAAAGAATGATTGCTCCTAGACCTAAAAGATAAAGCCCATCTGTTTTTCTTGTCAGAAGCATCGTGGGATATGTTCTTTTTAACTTATCAAATAAATTCATGATGCTCGTAACAAGACCTTGGTTTGGTTATTAAATTACACTAAGAAAAGGGCTACCGAAGTAACCCTTTTGAACTATAATCTAAAGTAGATCAGTTAGCAGAGAAGCAACGAACTACGGTCTGAGGACGACGCAGTAGGTGTAGTGCGTTATGCTCAGATTCGATTTCAATCTTAGAACCTTTTGGATCACGGAATGTCCAAACGTAGACTTCTTCACCAAGAGTGTTAACATACTCAAACTTGTTAGCAGGTGAGAAGTAAGATACGAAAGTGTCGCTAGTACCCATTGGGAGCATAAATGCTTCGTTATCAGGGATTAGAGCAACACCGTTGTAAGAACCACGGTACTCAATGTAGGTTACACCGCCGAATACGAACCGACGATATAGACCAGAACCTAGACGGTTACGTAGAGGTTCTTGAGTAGAGGTGTAATACTTGTAGGCTTCCTTGACTTGTGGGTGAGCAATTAACCGACCGAAGAAACCGGGAGAGCAAAGTACAACTACTTCGTTAACAACAGAACCATCACGGATGTTGTCTTGAATATGAGCCATACCTTCCTCGCCTTTAGCAAGGATATCGGTAGTAGAAGTACCGAATACGAAGTCGATTTCCTTACGGGTGATGCCGAAAGTGGTGTAGTAGTTACCAGCTACAGTACCGTTAGGAGCATAAATAGCACCAGTGGTAAGGGTCTTAACACGAGCCACTTCCAGAGTCTGTGCATGGGAACGACGAATACGCTCCAGCTTACGAGC